TCGGAAAATGAAAGGTAAACATTGGGAATGCAAGTATTGTGATTGTACATCGAAAAGTCAATCACCGTATGAAGAAAAAGGATTTTATGTGTGTTCAAGATGCGGAGCCGAGTGGGAAGATTGTAAAATCCTGGTCGAAGACGAGGATTATGACGATGAGGAATATTAGGGGTTAGGAGGAAAGGACAATGGATGACAATAAGGCAATTGAGGTATTAAAAAACAATGTTCCTAAGACGTGTAAAATGGTCGGTGGACGTTATCAAGGTGGTTTTGACGATTGGGAATCTGATATGGGGCAGGCTATAGAAACGGCGGTGTCCGCACTTAAAAAGAAGATACCGCAGAAACCCGTGAAAGTTAATGATGCTGAAATTAGGTACACGGATAGTTACAGATGCCCTGCTTGTGGTAGTGGTTTTACAGGCACAGGAATAGCAGATTACTGTTATCACTGCGGACAGGCACTGAATTGGGATATTTTAATGTTTGCTGACAATGATACAGCACAGCCAGGACTTATGCCGGCAATATAAGTTGACTGGGCGTTTAGGAGGAAGGATGGTAGAAAGTAGATGAAAGAGCAAGGATTCAAGGATGGAGATAAAGTAAGGTGGTTTTTAAATCCAGCAGAGTATATCACTGGTGTTGTTGTGGAAGTTTGTGGTGATGGAACGGTATGGGTAGAGCATAGCAACGGACAACAACGACATTACGAGGAAACAGAATTGGTACGGCATAATCAATAACTTAGCATTTGATGGAGGAAACGAATATGATAATTGATTTAAGCAGGTTTAAGGTGGTACACGGAGACAAGATACTGAATGCCGTAGCACTAATGGATGTTAGGATGCCAGATGATATCAACTGGGAAGCAAGGGAAACGGTGATCAAGCCCAATAGGATCGATGTTTTGGCAATCAATGAAGATGGAAATATCGTATCAATTATGGACGAGGCGTGGACATTTCAGTTTTTGCCGATAATTAGCGGTTAGGGATTAGGAGGAAAATACGATATGGCAGAAAGAACACCGGATAAACAAGGGTATGAATCTGTTATCGAGATTATAGAACAAGTATGCGAGGATATCTGCGATAACTATTGCATGTATAGGGACACAGTGGATGATGAATGTCTGTGTGATGTTACCCGGAATGGCGGGAGATGTCCGCTTGATAGGATGAATTAGCATTTGGTGAAGGAGGATGACAATGAAAAGGTGTGTGAATGACGAAACCAGAGCCTTCATGGAAGAACAATTCGCGGACTGTCTGGATTTTGAGCAGGTGGCTGATTTGTATGCTGATTTTCAGTGTGTGGTGCGGGAATTAATGATTGATAAGAGTAGGGCATTGACTGAGGATAATTAGGATTTAGGGAGGTTCGACATGATTGAATTTAAGGAAAATGAATTATATTTGGAGATAGAAATCTGTGTTGACGATGAAAAAATTGGTGAAGCTGAAATCGAATTAAACGGGAAAATGCTATCAAGACTTAGCATATTTCCACCATATCAAAATAAGGGATATGGTACAGAAATCGTAAAGATGTTAAATGAAAAGTATGGGTGCAATGTGCTATGGGTAAACGCTGATAATAAAAGAGCCATACACACGTATGAGAAAAACGGATATACGATAAAAGAGCCGACAATGTATTTAATGACAAGATAACTATACTGGCATTTTGGAGGGAAAGACTATGAGAAGAACAAAAGTAATTAGTTCTGATTGTATTGAGGTTATCTTTAAAGACGGCAAGCCACAACGGGTATATCCATCTGATAATTGGTGGCATATTTTTTTGAGGCTGTCACAGCTTGAAGATAGAGACGAACCAAAGAAATTTATATACCCAGAAGATGACCAAGAACCGTATAGATGCCCAACCTGTAATGAAGATTTGGGGTTTAATGATGATTATTTTGGAGATTTAGAAATAACTCATTTTTGTAAAAATTGTGGACAAAGATTATGTAAATAAACGGGGATTTAGGAGGAAATTAGATTATGAAAACACTAGAATTTTACGGTAATAGTGATGATACGTTTGGTGAGTACGGTCTTACAGGGCAGGATTGTGATAATTGTGGTAGCGGAAAACCTATTCAATGTATTGTAGATTGTGGAGAGCGTGGCAGGGTAATGGTTGTAGGTCAATGCAGTGATGCGTCTATGGGGAGCGGCTGTTGGCTTGTTGGTCTGACAAAGGTGGATGAGTATGACGAACTTCCTGATTGGAATTTCCGATTTAAAGAAAGTGAAGTTCCGTATTCTCCGGCGTTGCTGATGGATTTACCGGTTATGCCTAACCTTGAATGGTATATTGATGGCAGACGAGTGACTAACTAAATGGGCGTTTAGTGGAGGATGAGATATGAAATATAGATGCAAGAAAGATTTACCTATAGAGATTTACGATGAGCACGATATGCCTACATTAGAATACAGAGATATCAAATCTGGGACTGTTTGGACAAGAAATGATAATGCGAATTACATAGGAGGAGAGGTGCATCTTGACAATGAAGAAACAATGGAATGGATCGAAATAGGTTACGAAACTTTAAGAGAATATTTTGAAGAATTGGGCGTTTAGGAGGGAACAGAAAAATTGAAATTCATTGATCTATTCGCCGGGATCGGAGGGTTCCGGCGAGGGATGGAATTGGCAGGGCATGAATGCGTAGGATTATGCGAATATGATAAGTTTGCTTTAGCAAGTTACACAGCCATGCACCTGATAACAGAGGATCAGAGAGAATATCTACAGACATTGCCGCTTAAGAAGCGGCAGAAGGAAATATTGAAGGAGGAATACCGAAATGGAGAATGGTACGCAGATGACATTAGATCAGTGGATGCCAGAAGCATGCCCAGGGCTGACTGCTGGTGCTTCGGTTTCCCATGCCAGGACATTTCCATTGCCGGAAACTGCCTTGGATTCGCGGGAAAGCGTTCGAGTCTGTTTTTCGCAGTTACAAGCCTTATTAGAGACATCCCGGAAGAAGATAGACCCAGTTACCTTATCATTGAGAACGTTAAGAACCTACTTAGCGTTAACAGAGGGTTTGACTTCGCCAAACTTCTCGCTGAACTGGATGAAATCGGGTACGATGCAGAATGGGATGTTCTCAACAGCAAGAACTTCGGAGTGCCGCAAAACAGGGAGCGTGTGTACATTGTTGGACATCTTAGAGGACGAGGTACCGGAAAGGTATTTCTTCTCGGAGAAACAGGGAGCGTACATAACACATCCGAAGCGGATGGGGAAGTATACGAAGTTGCACAATGCCTGACCGCTGGTGGAAACGATAAGTGGCAGGGAGACTATATCGTAAAACAGATCGGGAATTGTATGCCTACTGCCACAAGGGACAATCCGAATCAAGGAAGGATATATGATACTTCCGGGATTGCACCGTGTCTAAATAAAATGAGCGGCGGAGGTCGGGAACCTATGATAGTCACGGCCGGAAGAATCGGAGAGCATCAAACGGATTTAGTGCAGGATTGTGAAGGTATTTCAAGGAGCCTTAAGGCAACGGATTATAAAAATCCTCAAAAAATCCAGGTGCCAATATCAATGACACAAAAATCATATCATAAGACTAGCGAATCACCGACATTGACAGCATCTGGGGCATCAAGGGGTAGAGGGAATAATTCGCCGGTTCACGGAGTAATGGTATTTGGAATCTATACAGGAACATCTAGAGATTTTGCTAGATCGCCGATAGAAGGAATAAGCAGATGTCTTAAAAGTGAGAAACATGATGCAGGAGTAATTCACTATTTAGGTGATGAATTTAGAATCCGTCGGCTGACACCCAGGGAGTGCTTCAGGCTTCAAGGATGGACAGATGACTATTTCGAAAAGGCCCAGTCTATCAATAGCGACAGCCAATTGTACAAGCAGGCCGGTAACGGCGTAACTGTTAATGTGATCCAGGCAATTGCGGAAAAACTGGTAAACTAAATAGTGAATTACAAGAAAGAAGAGGTAGAAAATGCATAAATGTAGGATATGCGGAAAGAAGTTAGCCTACCGTGACACGGTGCACCTACGGGCGCATGAAAAGACAGATTATGACCATTTTCGGACGGAGCCGTTTGAGTATGCGGATGTATGCCGAGAATGTTACGAGAAAATATTTGAAAGAAAGAAATGACTGCCGCACTATACGGTAGATGAGTATATTTTAAAAAAAATGGGTGAGTGTACGTTGAAAATAAAATAAAACAAGCAGTGGAATACCGGCTAAAGTATATTCTCCACTGCTCATTCACCTAAGAAGATTGTATCATAGGACTTCTTCTTAGGCAATACCAAGGAGGAAATGTTATGTATACAAATGAGAATGTAAATATTAAGAGCAACATTATTAACAACATTATGCTGCAAATGTCCGTATATCTGGATGCGGTAACGCTGGACATCCTACAGAAAGTCGTAGAGGAACAGTTCGTATTTCTGAATGTGGAGAGGATCACGACCCTTCCTGCGAAAGTGGATACAAGCACGGAGGAAAAGAATAACTATCTTATCGACTTGTACAGGCTTAAGAAGAGCAGGCTGGCAAAAGAGACGATGGATCAGTATATAGGAGCGATAATGCGTTTTATTACCAAGGTAGACAAGCCTCTTACCGACATAGACGAGATAGACATAGACTACTATCTCAGATACTATGAAAATCGAAACGTGAAGAACAACAGAGGCAAGAACCAGGCCAGCACTTGCAACAACGAGCGCAGATACCTCTCCGCATTCTTCACATGGCTACGCAAGGAGAAGTTTGTGACATATAATCCGGTCGAATGCGTGGAGCCGAAGAGGGAGCGCAGAAAGCCGATAGACTATTTCAGGCCGGGACAGATGGAAGAACTAAGGGAAGGATGCATTACCATGAGAGACAGGGCATTGGTAGAAGCCCTGAGAAGCACCGGGGCCAGGGTAGGCGAGATCGTTCCGATCAATAGGGATGACATCGACTGGAATACGGGAGATGTGACCATTCTTGGCGAGAAGGGTGGAAGATACCGCGTGATCTATCTGGATGAGGTGGCAAGGTATCATCTCCGCAAGTATTTGGAGAGCAGGAAGGATGATAACGAGGCATTATTTGTGTGGGAGAGATCGCCGCATAACCGCCTTAACAAGACTGGGATCAGGGCATCTCTTAAGACGATCGCCGGACGCGCAGGGCTTAAGTGCCGCGTATATCCACACAAGATGCGTAAGACCCTGGGAATGCAGTTGAAGAACCAGGGAGTAGACATCGGGGATATCCAGGAGATACTTGGACATAGCAACCCGAACGTTACGAGCCGCTATTATGCGGAGTCCACGCCGGACACATTGCGTGACGTAAGGAGACGGGCGGCAGCATAGGGAAGGAGAAGGATGGAGATAGACAAGAGCATACTTACTCAGTTATGCAGCCACAAGAAGGAGTTATCTGATTTGCGGCGCAGGAAAGAGGACAATGACAGGGAGATAGAGAGGCTTGAGGATAAGGGCACGGTCGTGTCAGACTCCGTGACATGTGGAAAGAAAGGGAAGAAGCCGCTTGGCACGAAGCGGATTACCGGATTCCCGATGCCGGAGTATGAAAAGCGGCTGAGGTACAAGCGCGTATACAGCAATATGCTTGAGCGTCAGATTACAAGGCTGGATAAGGAGATTATGGAGGCAGAGCAGTACATAGAGAGCATTCCTGACAGCCGCATAAGGAGGATATGCAGATACAGGTGTCTGGATGATTCGCTGAGTTGGATTTCTATTGCTCATAAAATGGGAAAACAGCATACAGCAGATGGATGCAGGATGGCATTTGAACGTTTCATAAAAAATAATTAGGCTAGTTCGTTTTGTTCGTTTTTGCTGTGTTATTATTATAATGACAAAAGTGTATGGTCGTAAGACAGTGCACAATGTCATCCCCCCTGGGTTTGTAATGGGCCATCGGCAGGAACATCCTGCTGGTGGTTTTTTACATTCAGGCAGAGGGAATGTAACTCGGTTCGTTCGGTAGCGCGGGTTGCTGAACCCTAAAATCAGATAGTGCAGTGCAAGGCAAAAAAATATTACTGCTAACGGGTGCAGAGGCCCGTTAACGGGATGTAGCGCAGATGGTAGAGCAACTGCCTTATATGCAGCAAGCCCCTGGTTCGAGTCCGGGCATCCCGACTGTGGAGTTTTCTGCGGTTTCTTCACAATGTGATTGCCACCTGAAAACCTCCTTTCAAGATAGAAAAAAACCGCAAACAATAAGGAGAAAGAATATGTTAGATTTAGCATTGAATTATCAGGAAGAATTGAAAAGAAAATTCAGGAAAACCTGGATGGATGATAGATATAAGTGGTATCATGCAGGAAATTTCTTTGGCGATGTTGATATCAGGGAAAATACCTGGAACTGCTACCAGTTCGTTTCTGTGAAGAACGGAGAAGTCATAGGGTCGATCGAATACCAGATAGACAGATCAAGCGAATATGCATATGCTCTGGGAATAATCAATTTTGAGGATAAGCCATCGTTTGAGTTTAGCCGGGATTTGGGAGAGGCATTAGACAAGATATTTTCCAGGTATGCTATACGCCGCCTGGAATGGTCTGTCATTATCGGAAATCCCATAGAAGAATCATATGATAGGATATGCAGGAAGTATGGAGGTCGTATAGTAGGGACGTATAGAAACCGTACAAGGCTGACAGACGGAAGATTCTATGATGAGAAACTGTATGAGATAGAGTTAGACGATTACATGGAGGCTAAGAAGAAGGCATAGGGAAGAGAGGTGATATATTGGCAAGATCAAGAAGTCCAGACTCAATAGAGGCGGAGAAGTTATACCATTCCGGTATGAGCCTGGTAGATATAGCACGGAAGTTAGGAAAGCCAGAAGGAACAGTAAGGCGCTGGAAAAGTACCCAGAAATGGGATGACGGAAATAAAAGCGAACGCTCGGAAACAAATACGAACGCTCGTATTAATAAAGCGAACACAAAAGAAGAAGCCATTGCAGAGGACGTAAGACAGGTAATAAGCAATCCTGATCTGACGGACAAGCAACGGCTTTTTTGTTTGTACTACGTCAAGTGCTTCAATGCCACTAAGGCATACCAGAAAGCATATGGCGTAGATTATCTTACTGCAAATGCACATGGCTATGAAATGTTGTCTAATGTGGTAATAAGAAAAGAGATACAAAGGCTTAAGCAGAACAGGCTCAACCGGGAAATGCTTAGCGAGTCAGACATATTCCAGAAATACATGGATATTGCATTTGCGGATATTACCGATTTCGTGGAGTTTGGGCGCGAAGAAATCCCAGTAATGACAATGTACGGTCCGCTTGAGATTAAGGACGATGAGACTGGTGATAAAATCAAGGTTACGAAAGAGGTCAATACCGTTCGCTTCAAGGAGCATTGGGAAGTAGATGGGACATTAATTACAGAGGTTAAGCAGGGGCGTGATGGCGCAAGCATTAAACTTGCCGATCGCATGAAGGCCCTTGATTGGCTGGATGACCATATGGGACTGGCTACGGAAGAACAGAAAGCGAGAATAGAGCAGATGAAAGCCAAGACCGAAAATCTAAGAAGAGAAAGT